CAGGTGCTCTCTCCGGACGGTCTCCAGACCGACGACGAGACCGCCGCAGGCTTCGACGACGCGGCCCTGAACGATGCCATCACGCGCGCCGACGCGACGCTGAACGCCCGTCTGGGCTCCCACTACGTGGTGCCGGTGGACGTGGCCACGTACGACGCTGCGGGGCTGCTGAGGGACTGGTCCAGCGTCACAGCGGCCTACTTCGCGACGCTCACCTACTCGCGGGGGCAGGACATCGCGCCGGACGACCCGATTCGGCTCCGCTACGCGGCCGTGACGGCTCAGCTCGACGCGCTCGACAAGGGCACGCTCGTGCTCCCGTTCCCGACGCCCACCGAGGGCGACACGACCGTGACCGTGGTCAACCGGTACGAGGGCCAGATGTTCGGGCTCGACGACTTCGACCTTGGCGACTCGCGGCGGCCGTGGGGATGGGGCGTCGTCCCCGGATGGGGGCAGTGGTGATGGCCGGAGACTTCGGCGCTCGCATCGACGAGCTGATGGAGTCCGTGGGCGACGGCGAACTGACCGCTTCCGTCGTCGTGGACCAGGTGTACGCGAAGTACCAGCACGAGCGGATGGACCTGAAGCACCCGCAGGGCGGGCAGGCGAAGTACCTGTCCGGCCCGCTGCTGCAACGGCACCAGGACTACCTTCGTCAGCTCGCGGACAGTGTCCTGCACGGGTCCTTGGTCGGGGCTATGGAGTTGGTGGCGGAAGACCTCGCTACGAAGCAGGTGTTCGACCACGCCCCCCGCGAGTTCCAAGACCTGCGGCAGTCCGGCCACCCGCGCGTGCTGAACGGTGACATGATCGTGTACGACCGGGCGCCGATCGTGCACCGGCTGACGGCGGCCGAGCTGAAGCTGAAGGACAAGGCCCGCGCGCAGGGGAAGAAGACCTGGGCATGATGACGACCAAGATGCTCCGGACGTACCTCGAAGGGCTCGTGCCCGGAGAGAAGTTCTTCACGGGCCCGGACGTGCCGAAGTACCCCCACCGGATGGTGATCCTCACCCCTGCCGGTGGCGCCGGGCTCACCATGGAAGACGTCTTCGATCAGCCGACGTGGCAGGCACACGTCGTCGGCAAGCAGTCCCGGGACGGGCGTGTAAACGAGTCGGCGGACGATGCCGAGGAGCTGTTCGCGCTCGTGGACGCGGCCATCATCGGGCCCACGTACCCGGTGATGATCGGCGGCATCCGCGTGATCCGGGCGCAGCGCTTCGGCGCCGGGCCCTCCCCGCTGAACGCGGACGCCGGAGGCCGGGCCCACTACGTGGGGACGTATCTGTTCGAGCACGCGAGCGGGTACGGGGTCTGACCCGTACAATCCCAGCAGAGCCTAGGAGGGCCAGCAGATGACAACGCAGCAGCGCAAGGCGGCGGCGCCGGGCGACCACAACACGGTCACCCACGTATCCGCCGACACCGGCACCGGGCCGGAGGTCTCGGAGGCGGCCAGCCACACCCGCAAGGCGTCCCGCGTGACGCTCGCGCTGCGGCGTGGGTCGGTTGTTCGCTTCGACCTCTCGGCTCACGAACTCCCCGACGTGACCACCGAGGGGACCAGCTACACCAGTGACGAAGCCGATCTGGTGAAGACCCTCGCCATGAAGTGCGGCGTCGCCGTATACGAGGTCACGAAGGAGAACGACTGATGAGCACCCCGACTTCGGTCAACCCGAACAACGTCACGGTCGGCCTCGCCGCCGCGTGGATTCAGCCGTGGGTCGACGGCACTCCCGCCGCGCTCCCGGCCGACACCGTGGCCTATCAGGGCGACTGGTCCGTGGGCGGCACCATCCCGTGGGCCCACATGGGCGGCACCGACCAGGGATGGAAGCTGACCGTCTCGACCAAGACGTCCGAGATCACGATCGAAGAGCAGTCGACGCCGGTGGACATCCTCGCGGACGGCAAGACGCTGACCGTGGCCGGTGCCCTCGCGGAAGACACGCTGCAACATGCCCTGTGGGCTTACGGTGGCGGCACGCTCACCATCGTGGCGCCGGGCACCACGCAGATCGGCAAGACCACGCTGTCGCTTCAGGACAACCTCGACAAGTGGGCGATCGGTCTGGAGACGATCAACCGGTACGGCTTCTTCCGCCGCATCCTGATCCCCAAGGCCGTCATCGCGGAGGACGTCGAGACCTCGTTCCGTCGCGCGGCCGACAAGCGGATGTACCCGCTCACCGCGTCGTCGATCTGCCCGATCTCCGAGATCGAGATCGTCGACATGACGGCGGCGGCCACCGGCTGAGCCGGTACCATCTGAGCACGACGTAGGCGCCCCGGCCCCTCGCGGACCGGGGCGTTTACACAGCCCGGCACAGTGAGCAAGGAGTGGATCATGGCTGGCTTTGACGCTGGTACGGCCGTAGAGCCGATGGACTGGAACTTCGAGAAGTTCGGCGCCGGGTCCGGCACCGTCCCGGAGCCGTCCACCAAGGACATGAAGGACTTCCAGAAGGAGTTCGCGCGCGTCATGCGCGACGCGACCGCGCTGGAGCTTCCCGACGAAGAGGCGGCCAAGCTCAGCGAGGACGAGTTCAACGCCCTTCAGGAGCAGGTCGACGAGATCGGTGAGCGGCTGGACACGGCCATCGCGAAGCTGTGCAAGGACCAGCCCTCGCGTGACCAGGTCTCCAAGCTCCCGTTCCGCGTGAAGACCGCCTTCTCGAAGTGGCTCATGGAGCAGTTCCGCCCGGAAGGCGAGACCTCCGGTACGAAGAAGTAACCGGAGGCGAAACCACACGGGTCGTCTACTACCTGGCACGGCGGAAGTTGGGCTACAGCCCGGCTGAATGGGATGATCTCCCATGGCACCACCAGCGGATGTTCATGGAAGGGTTCGAAGCCGAAGGGCTCGTGGAGAGCACCGAAGGCCCCGCACCGGCCCCGGCCGGAGCACCGGACCAGGCCGAGAACTTCGACGGACTGGACGCGCTCATGAGGGGCGCTAAGACTCGCCGTGCCGGGCGAGAGAGGAACGGTCAAGGATGAGCGGGAACACCTTCGATGCAGGCTCGATCGAATCCCGGCTCGTCCTTGACCGTTCTGACTTTCTCGACGGCCTGCGGGAGGCGAAGGCCGAGGGTGAGAACTTCGGCCGCCAGAAGTGGACCGCCAAGCTCGACGTGGACCACACCAGCGCCACCCGCTCGCTCGACACGCTGAAGGCAGAACTCGCCGCGCTCCGTGACGTCAACCTGAACGTCACGGTGTCCGGCACCAACGCGCAGATCAGGTCCATCTCGCAGTCCGCGTCCGCGCTCGACGGCCGGGACATCCGGATGAGCGTGGACGTGGCCGGGCTCGCGGACACCCTCGCGCGTATGCGCACTCTGCGGCAGCAGGTGAACGCGCTTGACGGCCGGACAATCCGAGTGCAGGCCGACGTGGACACGGCCGACGCCCTCACGCAGATCGCGGCCCTCCGCGCGGCCCTCGCGGGCCTGAACAACACGACCGCCCGTGTAAACGCGACCACCGGCCGGACGGCCTCCGCCATGAAGAAGCTGAAGCCCGGCTTCGCCGACCTGGTGGCGCTCGCGATGGCGGCGGGCCCCGCGCTCTACCCCATCGCCGGGTACCTCACCAACATCGCGGCCGGGTCGGTCGCGCTCGGTGTGTCCGTGGGCGCCGGTGTCGGCATCTTCGCGGCGGCCATGATCGGGGCCGCGAAGAACGTGACCTCGCTGGACAAGCAGGCGGCGGCGGCCAAGAAGACGCTCGACACGCAGAAGGCCGCGCTGGACAAGCTCACCCCGGGCACGAAGGCGTACGGCACTCAGCTCGAAAAGGTCGAGCAGTCGCAGCAGAAGCTGAACCAGATCACCGCGCAGTACAGCCCGACACAGAAGGCGTTCAGCAACGGGCTCGACGGCATGAAGGCGTCGTGGAAGAACTTCGTCGACTCGACGTCCTCGGTGACGCTCCCCATCGCGACGAAGTTCATCGACACGGCGACCAACGCGCTCCCCAAGCTGGAGCCCGTCGTCAAGGCCATGGCGCCCGAATTCAAGGCCATCGCTGACGATGTGGCGCGGTGGGCCACAAACGGCGGGCTGGACCGCTTCATCGACACCGTGATCAAGACCGGCGTCCCGGCGTTCCACAACCTCCGGCTTGGCGCCAAGAGCGTGCTCGACGTCCTCGGGAAGGGCTACCGCGCGTTCCTGCCGGAGGCACAGCACCTCTCCGAGGTGATCAAGCACGGCGGCGACGAGCTGAAGGGGTGGGCCGACTCCGGCGGCTTCTCCCGGTTCCTGACCACGGTCAAGCAGAACGCGCCCTCGGTGAAGCAGTTCTTCACCGACCTCTTCGCCGCGCTCGGGCACATCAGCGACTCGCTCGGGCCGCTCGGGGGCCTGTCCCTTCAGTTCGTGGACGGCATCCTGAAGCTGATCAACGCGCTCCCGCCGTCCGTGATCCAGGCGATCTATCTCGGGTTCATCGCATGGCGCACCGGGATGCTGCTCTACGCGGCGGCGACTGTCATCGCGACGGTCGCGACGGCCACCTTCGAGACCGTGGCCTCGCCGTTCTTCCTGCTGATGGCCGGAGCCGCGCTCACGATCATCGGGGTGGTGGCGGCGATCGTCGCGCTCGGTGTCGGTATCTACATGCTCGTGAAGCACTGGAGCACCGTACAGAGCGCGCTCGTCACGGCGTGGCACGCGACATGGAACGCGATCAAGGTCGCGGCCCTCGCGGTGTGGAACACCGTGCTGAAGCCCGCCTTCGACGGGATCATGGTCGGCCTGCGGACCATCGGCAAGTGGGCCATGTGGCTGTGGACGAACGCGATCAAGCCCGCCTTCGACTTCATCAGCGTCGGGGCCCGGCTGCTCGTGGTCATCATCGGCACCGTGCTGATCACCCCGGTCTACCTGCTGATCAAGGGACTCGGGGCGCTCTTCGGCTGGCTTTGGAAGGTCGCGATCAAGCCCGCCTTCGACGGCATCGCCGGGGGCGCGAAGTGGCTCTACACCGTGGCGATCAAGCCTCAGTTCGACGCGATCGTCCTGCTCGTCAAGGGCGTGGGCGCCATCGCGAAGTGGCTGTGGTCGCACGCGTTTAAACCCGCTATCGACGGCATCGCGGGCGGGGCGAAGTGGCTCTACACGAACGGGATCAAGCCCTCGTTCGATCACGTCGTGGGCGCGGCGAAGGACGTCGGGAAGTGGGCGAAGTGGCTGTGGGCCAACGCCATCAAGCCCGCGTTCGACGGGATCGTGAACGGCGCGAAGTGGCTGTACCGCAACGGGATCAAGCCTCAGTTCGACCTCGTGGTGTCCATGGTCAAGACCGTGGGCTCGTGGGGCAAGTGGCTGTGGGACAAGGCTCTGAAGCCCGCGTGGAACACGATCACCAAGGGCACCGGCGCCCTGAAGAAGGGCATGATCGACGCCTTCGACGGGATGCGGTCCGGCATCGGCAAGGTGTGGGACAAGATCAAGGGGGTCGTCGCGACCCCCATCAACTTCGTGATCGGGACGGTCTACAACGGCGGCGTGGTCAAGGTCTGGAACAAGATCGCTGACGCGGTCGGCCTGAAGTCGAAGGAACTCGGCACGGTCGGCAAGATCAAGTTCGCTCGCGGTGGCCCGGTCACCGGCGGCGCGGCCGGAGTCGACTCCGTGAACGCGCTCATGATGCCCGGTGAGCACGTCTGGACCAAGGACGAGGTGAAGAACGCGGGCGGCCACCGTGCCATCGCGCAGATGCGGGCGGCCTTCGCGAGCGCTGGACGGGCCCGTGTGGGCCCCGGCAGGCTCTCCCCGACCTCCGGGGGCGGCGCGTACCGCTTCGACTCGGGAGGCGGCATTCTGGGCGCCCTGGGGGGTGCGTGGGACGCGACCGGCGGCAAGGTCGTGCACGGCGTGGCCGAAGCGGGCAAGTGGGGGCTCGGGAAGCTCGAAGACCTCGCGCGCGGTGCCATCGGCGCCGTCGTGAACCCGATCCTGAACGCGATCATCAAGACCGCGACCGGCGGGATCAAGGGCGCCATCCCCGGCTCCCCGCCGTGGGAGTCGCTGGTGGCCGGAGCGGCGACCGCGCCCGTGAAGTGGATCAAGGACTTCGTCTCGAAGGACGACAAGAAGTACAGCGCGATCGGCGGCAAGATCCCGAGCGGCCAGCACAAGGCGATCATCGACGCGGCGCTGAAGGCCGCCGGTGTCCCGCCGCCCGGGACGAAGGAGCAGTGGGAGACCGGCATGAACACGCTGATCACCCGCGAGTCCGGCTGGAACGCGTCCGCGATCAACAACTGGGACTCGAACGCGAAGGCCGGGCACCCCTCGCAGGGCCTCACGCAGACCATCCCGGGGACCTTCAATGCGTACGTGCCGAAGTCGCTGAAGTCGCTCGGTATCCTGAACCCGATCGCCAACGTCGCGGCCAGCATCCGGTACATCGTCAGCCGGTACGGCAACATCACCCGCGTGCAGCAGGCCAACGCCAACAAGCCCCCGCAGGGCTACTTCCAGGGCGGCGTGATGAAGCCCGGCCTGAACCTCGTGGGCGAGAAGGGCGCGGAGCTGGTGGCGTCCTCCGGCAACGACCGGGTGTTTACACACGCTGACACCCGGCGGCTGCTTCAGGGCTCCGGCTCGGGCAACACCCGGCCGGTCATCGTCAACTTCCCGGACACGATCACGATCAAGACCGAGAACGGGTCCTTCGAAGCCACCGTGGACGACATTGCCCGTGGGACGATCAACGACGTCGTCAACGAGGCAGCAGGGAGCCGGTAATGCCCATCGTCGTCAGTCAGCCGGTCACGCAGACCCCGACCACGGACGCGCAGTCGCCGGACGGCCGGATCAGGGCCACGGTCATGCCGAACTCCGCCGGGGTCTTCATCCGGGTGGACTACACCAGCATGATCGGGGTGATCGGCTACGACTGGCCGAACCCGTTCCGGATCACGATCTACAAGCAGACCCCGGACGGCACCGTCTCGACGGTCCGGGGCGCCGACTCGATCAGCCAGTACGGCGCGATCTTCCACGCCTACGACGACGAGGTCTTGTTCGGCCAGCAGATCGTGTACTGGGCTGAGGCGCCGACCGCGAGCGGGGACCAGATCGTCGAGACGGACAAGGTCGCGGTCCTCACGTGGGAGCCGGACGGCGGCTTCAACTCCCCCGGCGTGTGGATCAAGAACCTCGAAGATCCGGACCTCTCGACGCCCGCGCGCTGTAGCGACTGGAGCGCCGGAGCGTGGGCGTCCCGGAACGCCACAGCGGACGTCTGGGGCGCGTCTCAGCCCGCCGTGACCACCGACGTGCGCAAGAGCTACAACACGGCCATGCAGGTGCTCACGAAGGACGAGGACGAGTATCAGGCGCTCTTGGCCGCGATCGATGCGAGCGTGGTCTACGTGGTGGGTCTGGAGCGGCACCGGCGCCGGACCGGCTACTACCTCGTGGGGGACATCGCGCCCTCGCGCGTGGGCCCGGCCTACTCCGGCTACGACGCGTGGACCATCGGGCTCACCGGCATGGGAAGCCCGGTGTCCGCCGGTCACTCCCTCGCGGTCCCGGGGAAGTCGTACGCCGACCGGCGTGCGGCCTTCGAGACGTACCAGCTCGTCAAGGACTACGGCCAGTCGACCCCCCTGAACGCGAACCCGAACTTCGAGTCGGGGGTCACCGACTGGAACCAGATCAATGCGACCGTGAGCCGTGTAAACACCCCGGTCTACTCGGGCTCGTGGGCAGGCAAGATCGTCAGTGGCACCGGGTCCAGCCCGCGCGCGGAGACCGCGCACATGCCGGTCGTCCCCGGCCGGTCGTACCGCGCCGTGGGTCACCTTCAGGTGCCGCAGTCCACCCCCGGCGGGATCGAGATCGACACCAACTTCTTCGACGCGAATCACAACTACATGACCACCCGCGCCGACTTCCGGTCCAGCCCGGCACAGAACGTGTGGATCGACTTCGACAAGACGAACGTCGCCCCTGCCGGTGCCGCGTATGCTTCGATCGCTTTCGTCATGGGCGGCACCCCGGGCGCCGGTCTCTCGCTGTTCGCGGATGACCTCATGCTCTTGGCCGTCCGCCGCTACAGCGCCGGAGTGGAGCCGTACTGATGCAGACCCTCCCCACGTGGCTCGTGGCCGCACTGAACGACCCCTTCCAGCTCATCCCCCGGATCGAGTGGTCCCCGGATTGGGTGACGTGGTTCCCGCTCCGGCCGCTGTCCGGCTCGCACACGCAGGACCGCACGCAGCAGGCCCGTTGGCAGTTTTCCGGCACGTTCGCCAAGGACTACAAGGTGGGCGAGACCGGCATTCACCCGTACGGCCCGCGCGTGCGGATCTTCCTGGGGGTCAAGACCGTCCGGAACCCGGTCTTCTGGATTCAGCAGGGCTACTACTCGATCACCTCCGCGCAGGAGGACGAGGACTCGATCCAGCTCGCCGGGTCCTCGTTCGAGATCGACGTCCAGCAGGCCGACTTCGTCAAGACGCGGCGCATCCCCGACAAGCCGTATCTGAACTACCGGCAGCAGGCCGAGATCCTGATCCGCGAGGCCGTCCCGGACGCCCGCTTCAACTGGGACTCCCGGCTTCTGGTGACCGACCCGGTCCCGACCGGCTTCTTCACCTCCGGCCGGTGGAACCTGATCGACGGCCCCGACGACTCGCCGTCCATCATGGGCGCGATCGGCGGAGAGGCTTACTGCGACTGGTCCGGCGGCTTCCGGTTCGTGCCCGTGCCCACCCTGGCCGACGCGCCCGTGTGGAGGGTGGCGAAGGGTGGTGCCATGGTGGCCGTCTCCCGGGCCTTCGACCGGGACGACGTCTTCAACGTCGTGGCGGCCGGTGGTAGCTCGACGGACGGCATGACGAGCGTGGGCCCGGTCTACGCGTGGGACAACGAGCCCACGTCCATCACCTACGCGGGGCCAAACCCCGTGACCCGTCCGGGAGTTGGCGCCGGTAAGTTCGGCGTGAAGCCGTTCCAGTACGAGAACCCGCTGATCCGGACCGAGGTACAGGCGGCGCTCGCGGCCCGCGCACAGCTCGCGAACAAGCTCGGGCTGCACTACTCGCTCGCCCTCTCCGCGCGCTTCAACCCGGCTGTGGAGGCCGGAGACGTGATCGAAGCGGAGAACTACGACAACCGGATCGAGCGGCACCTACTCGACTCGATCAGCTACTCGTGGGGCGCGGCCGAGATGACCTGTGCGGTCCGGTCCCCGAAGGACGTCTTCAACCCGGCGGCCCTCGCGGCGAAGAGCGCGTACATCAGCGTGTCGGACGAGACCCTGTTCAACCCGTGGAGGGCCGACGACCCGACCGCCGACACCGGCGCGGGCACCGGCGGCGACTCGGGCGGAGGCGGCGGCACGCCCCCGCCGGACCCGGTCCCGGGCTCGAAGACGTACAGCCTGACGGACGGCGCCGCGTACGGCGGTAGCGGGTCGCTGCACAGCTCCACGCAGATGTACCAGGGCTATTACAGCTCGACGTGGGGCAACAACCGCTCCGCGATCATGTTCCCGTACACGACGATCGCGGCCGACCTCGCGGGTAAGACGATCACCGGCTGCACGCTGACCTTCAAGACGCAGTTCAGCTACTACAACGCGGGCATGACCGTGGTCATCGGCACCCACAACACGGCGGCCACGTCGGCGCCTTCGACGTGGGGTGGCGTCACCGGCGAGAAGACCAACCGGGTGCAGAAGGCGTCCTGTTCGGCCGGGCACACCTACACCGTGTCGCTCGGGACGACCATCGGCAAGGAGTTCCAGGCCGGTACCGCGAAGGGGATCGTGTTCGGGCCCGGCCCGTCGACCTCGAAGACGTACTACGGCTACAACTACGAGTCGGGCATCAAGCTGACCTTCAACTACACCACCCCGTAGGCTGATCACCATGGCGAAGACACCGAAGTGGGCGGCACCCAAGAAGATGCCGACGCGCTCGAAGCCGTCGAAGGCGTTCGCGAAGTCGATGAAGGCCGACGTGAACGCCACCGTGGTGAAGACCGGCACGGTCACGGCCGTGCGATGGGACGGCAGTGTAAACGTCGTCATCGGCGCCGTCCGCTACGTCGGCGTGGCCTGCTCGCAGGCATACCAGGACCGGCAGCGCGGCGACCGCGTCCAGATGATCATTCACGGCGGTATGCCCTTCGTCATGGGCTCGGTGGGCGGCGACCCGGACACCGACGCTCCCGACTTCTTCAGCACCGATCAGCAGCAGTACACATGGGGCCTGAACAACACCAAGGGCGCCAATCAGAAGATCTGGGCGAATGAGGGGCAGGCGCAGCGCGTCGGCCGCCCCGGCTCGCAGGACCCGACGTACCCGAATGATCAGTATTACCAGGTCGGCTTGTCGTACTGGGACGGCACCACGAACACCCTGAACGGCCCGGCCGACACCACGCAGAGCATCGACTTCTTCGTGGCCCGGGAGCTGTGGGACGAGGGCGACCCGGGCCCGGCGTACATGACGCTGTGGGCCCACCGGATGGACGCGCTCCCCAACGACCCGAATACGATCTTGCTTCAGACCGGGCTCGACGTGGCGTCCATCGACTTCACCTTGGAGGCCGGAGAGCAGCAGATCATCACGCTCCCCGACTCGTGGCGCGACTCGATCGGTGCCGCGACGCTGGACACGAACTCGATCAGGGGGTTCATGATCACTCCGCAGGCTCCGGACGGTGAACCGGGCGCAGTGGATAATAGCTACGCCATCCTGTCCACGCTGACCGGCGGGGTCCGGATCTACACGCAGTAGGAGGAACGTCGTGGGGTACACCTTCACGGATCTGGCCGGGCTCCGCGTCCCGGACGAGAACGCGGCCGACGACGTACCGGCGGACCTCTCGTACCTCGCGGACCAGCTCGACACGGCTCTGATCTTGACGGCCGTCAGCACGGCCGAGCGCGACTCGAAGTTCTACGACGCGCCATCCGGCGTGATCTGTGTGGTCCGAGCGGCCGACACCACGATCACCGGCGTGTACGTCAAGACCTCGGACACCGGCACGGCCACGTGGGGCACGCTGTGGGAGCCCACGGCGTCCCTCACCTTCACGTCGATCCAGCTCGCCGACGCGTACACCACTCGCGGCACCCCGACGTACGACCCGGGCGTCTACCGCGAGAACGGCGGGATCTTCGCCACCATGACGGGTGCCTTCGTCCGGATCGACGGCGCGCAGATCACGTCCGGCTCGGTGATCGGCTACCTGCCCTCGGGCTTCCTGCCACTGAAGTCGGCGGAGGACCACCCGGTGGCGGTCACGTCGTCGTCGGCGAACACGACCAGCTCTCCGAAGATCTCGCTGACGTCGAGCGGAACGATCACCTACTTCGGCACGCCGGTCAACTGGTGCGGGCTCGAAAATATCCGCTACTTCCTGGCTCCCACCACCTGAGAGGGCGTGTAAACGATGGCACGGCAGATCTACGGGGCGGACGGCTCCGCTCAGGTCGTCTCGACCACCGGCGTGCCCACGGTGGCCGCAGCGACGGTTTACACGGCGCGCACCGGCGGGACGATCGTCACCGATATCCAGAACCTCAGCAACGCCAACCTCGGAGGCGTCGTCACCCCGGACGCCCGAGGACAGATCATCTTCCAGGGCCCGGACGGCTCGACCGCGACCTACTGGCTCGACTTCGGCGACGGCGGGCCCCGGTGGGGCGTCCGGCCGGTGGACATCAGCGCGATGATGACGGCCGCGATGGTGGCCCGCGACCTCGCGAACTACACCACGGCCGGGGGCTTCACGGCAAAGGGCCACCTGCCCTACACGACGAACAGCCCCTCGCAGTCCCTCGCGGCGGCGCTCGACCCGATGGTGACGGCCCGCTTCGCGTCCTCCGGCGCGCGCGACGTGGCGTTCCCGAGCCCGGCGGACGGGGACCGGTGCTACCGCACCGACCTGCACGCGCACCAGACGTACCGCAACCTCGGGAGTGCGTCCCGGTGGGTCACCGACCCGGCCCTGATCCAGGAAGTCTCTCTGGCGGCCGACGCGTCCACGATCTCGTTCACGGCCATTCCGCAGGAGTGGCGCAACCTCGTGATCAAGTACCGGACCAAGATGGTCGGCTCGATCGCGGGCGCCACGATCCACTCGTACTTCGGCGTCCGGTTCAACAACGACAGCGGCACCAACTACTCCCATCAGGGTGCCGTACGCACGCTGAAGGGCGTGTCCGGAGCCCTCACCTACGAGGTGGCGCGCGACGGCTCCGGCGCCGGTCTGGCGACTACTGCGAGCGCCGTCATCGGCTCGGTGGCCGGTGGTATCGAGAACTTCGTGGGCGTCAACTCGAACTCTGCGGTGGTCGCGTTCTGCGCCGGGTCCGGCAACGCGGCCGGGATCTTCGGCTCCGGAGAGATCACGGTCGACGAATACACCTCGGGCTCGAACCGGAAGCCGATCCGGGGGAACTCCGCCTTCGGTGACAACCTGCTCGGAACGGGCACCGGATACATGGGCCGGGCGGACATGGCCGGAGGCTGGAGCAGCAGCAGCGCGATCACGCAGATCGACTTGCTGCCTGTGGCCGGTACCGGCTTCTCGTCGGGCTCGACCTTCCGTCTCTACGGCTGGAGCTGACCGTGCCGCACCGCATCCTGAGCCCGTTTACACGTCAGAAGATCGGGCGCCGTGGGGCGTGCCTGTTGATCTTCGGCTTCGTGCCCGCGATGATCGGTGCGAGCCTCTTCGTTCAGCCTTACGACCGGCACGGCCAAAGTCGCGTCGTGCCGGTCCTCGCGAAGATCGCGCCCGACTCCGTGTGGGGCGGCGTGTGGCTCGGATTGGGTGTAGTGGCCATGATCTGCGCCTTCCTGGGCTGGCGTGCACAACGCGTCGGCTTCGTCCTCGCCTACGGCCTCCCGCTTCTCTGGGGGGCCGCTGACGTAATCTCGTGGTTGCTCGGCTGGCTTCCGGTGGGATGGGTTCCCGCCCTTATCTACCTGGGATACTGCCTACTCGTCGTGATCATCGCAGGTTGGGACGAACCTACCGTGGTGCTGGAGCTGACCGAACCGGAGAGGATGGACGATCGTGAATGAGATCGTGGGGGGTGTTCTCTCGGCTGTGGTCACTGCGGTGTTCCTCTTCCTGGGCTCCCGGTTCGTCGCCAAGCAGACGCGGGCCGTGGGAGAGCAGCAAGTCGAAGTGGAACAGCGGAAGGTCGACCAGGAAGCCTTCGACCGTTTCGTGGACCGGTACGAGCAGGACCGCACGCGGCAGCAGACGATCATCAGTGAGACGCGCACCCTGCTGCGGGCCGCGCTGAAGCACATCAACCTGCTACGCGGGGAGATGCGGAAGGCCGAGGTCGTGATCCCCCCGCTTCCTGAAGAGCTGGAAGACGTGCCGTGGGACATGTACTCGGAGGGCCGCCCGTAGAGCCGGATACACTCCTTCGAGACGAAGGAGTGAGCCCATGAGCGCAGAGCGCCCGATCCCCGAGAACGGGGTCATGGACCAGGAAGAGCAGGCCCGTCTGCTGGTTCAGACCGGTCAGCACACGCACGAGGACGAGGCCGAGAAGCTGGCCGAGGTCTTCGGAGAGCCCGACGAGGACGGCGTGTACGGCGCCGGTGTCGTCGGCGGAGAGGGTGAGCAGGCATGAGCGCAACGCCCGGCACGATCGACGCCATGGAAGAGCAGATGGTGCGGTGGCTCGGTACCGGTGAGCCCAACACCATTCAGCGGTGGTACGAGTCCCGCAACGGCTCCGCCTACGCGGGCAACTGGCCGTGGTGCGACGCCACCATCACCCGCGCGGCCTTCGACTCGGGGTGCTACGACGCGGTGTGCTTCGGCAAGGACTACGCGTACACCGTGGCGCACGCGCAGCGCTTCAACGTCGCCGGTGCGTGGCACCCGATGGTGAACGGCGTGGTGAACTCCGGCATCAGGCGCGGGGACATTGTCTTCTTCGACTGGTCCGGCGGTAGCTCGATCGGTGCCATCGACCACGTGGGCTTCGTGACCGGCGTGTCCGGCTCGACCGTTTACACGATCGAGGGCAACATCGGCAACGTCTGCGCCCGCAAGGTGCGGTACGTCGGGGACATCGCAGGATTCGGCCGCCCGGTCTACAAGACCGCCCCCAAGCCCGCGCCGTCGACCAAGCCGGTCGTCAGCCTGAAGAACCTCGTCGCCGCGTACCACCACGACCGCCCCGCCGCGCAGGGTGCCACCAGCCACCCGGCGGACGTCAAGCCCTTCGAGACCGCGCTGAAGAAGCTCGGGTACCTCTCCGCCAAGTACGCGGCGGACGGCTCGTACGGCACGTCCACCGAGACGGCGTTCCACGACTTCCGGAAGGCGTACAGCCGGAAGCACAACCTCGGGTGGTCCGAAGCGGACTGCTCGGGAGCACCCGGCTCAGCGTCGCTGAAGGGCCTCGCGTCCGAGTCCGGCGTGTTCACCGCGAAGGCATGACGGAGGCGTTTACACATGGCATGGAGTAGCTTCGAAGAGCCCTCGGGCTCGGGTCAGCACTCGCTCTACATCCGCTTCAAGGGCGGCAACGCCCTTCAGGGGCCGGTGGAAGTCGCGAGTTCCGAGAACCCCACGGACGCGCAGTACCAGGCCGTGATCGACGCTCTCTTGGCGAACAGCCTCGTAGAGGCCGCCACCTTCACCGAAACCATCCCGGTCGCTCGCACCATGACCGTTACGCCCCCGGAGGGCTGATAGATGAAGATCTTCGGGCGTGAGCCCGCCGTCATACTGGCGTTCATCGCCGCCGCGCTGAAGCTCGCCGCCGCCTTCGGGCTGAAGGTCAGCGACGACCAGCAGGGCGTGATCAACACCGTGCTCTCGTGCCTCGTGGCCGTGGCGCTGGTCGTCGTCCTGCATCAGGGCTCGCTCTACGCGGCGCTGGTCAACCTCGCTCAGGCGGGCATGTCGCTCTTCCTGGCCTTCGGGCTGGAGCTGTCCGGGGAGCGTCAGGCGCTCATCATGGCGTCCCTGGCGGCCCTGCTCGCGGTGTTCGGGGTCCGGCCGCAGGTACAGGCTCCCGTGGCCGTCCTGCCCCGTCTGGAGACGTCCAGCCCCTACACCAAGCAGCCGGTGGACCGGGCGGCGTAGGGCCGGAGGGCATGGAGGGGGTCACCGCAAGCCGGTGGCCCCCTTCGTCGTAGAAGGGGGTTGACACACGGTCGGTAGCGTGGCACTGTAGTACCACGCCAAGGGGAACAGCCCCGAAGCCGACAAGGAACCCGCGCATCACCAGCCTGAGAGGCAAGATCATGGCGAAAGAGACCTGCGACGCGACCGCGTCCGGCACCGAGTCCGGCGACTTCACGTGGATCTTCGTGGACCCCGACGACCTCATGCCGATGCAGCTCACGTTCTGCGCCCACCACAACGCCAAGCACGCGGCGGCCCTGAAGCTCGCGGGCTGGAGCCCGTACCGTCCCGTGGACGACGAGCGCAACGCGACCCCCGTGCACGTCTAGCTAGGCGGTGATCCTCTTCTCCATGGTCCCCGGGCTTTCCCGGGGGTCGTGGAGGCCGCCGGTACCAGGGTGTTGCGTCCCCTGTTGCGACCGGCGGTAGCACGGCCGGACTGCTGACACCAGGCAGACACCAGCAGTCCGGAAGGTGGGGTAAGGGACGGCGTTCCTCCGGCCCGCTCCGGTCTCCTTTCCCGGTGACATCCCACCTGCGGCCCCCGAGGTCGAGCCCCCGTGTTGGCGCACGGTGCGGGCTCCCTCGGGGGCCGTTTCCCCTTCCGAAGAAAATCTTGAAGACGGGGGTTGACACCCCACCTTGGTAACGTGGTACTGTAGATACAGAAGGACGGGGGAACAAGCCCCCACCGAACAAGGAGCACACCATGCAGAACTTCGCTGAGGCTGGCTGGACCGAGATCATGCAGGCCGTCACCGCGCTGCCCGGCTCGTGGCAGCCCCGCCGCGAGCAGCCCGAATGGGACCGCGACTTCACCGGCCGCGCGGACGTCCAGACTCAGTTCGCCCACCAGACCGACAAGGCCCGCGACTGGTGCGTGACCGCGCTGGTCTTCAGCGACACGCTGAAGCAGGGCTTCAGGAAGGACCCGTCCGAGGACGACACTCGACTGATCGAGTTCGCCAAGGAGATGCGCGGCTACATCGCGAAGGGCAAGAACCAGTTCGACGCCTGAGCCCCCGTGCTCCGTGGCCCGGCCCCCTCGGGGGTGCGGGCCTTCGGGGGTGCCAGAAGGAGGCAGACATGAGCACCGAGACTCGATACACCGTCCGGCCGGAGAAGACCACGCGAGTCGTCAACACCGACCCGATCGACCTGGAATCCGTGCCGTGTTGGGTGGTCACGCGGGTGACCGGCGGGATGGGCTGGCACATCGGCAAGTACGAGACGGAGGCCGTCGCGAACGCCGTAGCCGCCGCGCTCACGGTCTTCATCCCGCAAGAGATCGACTGACGGGCGGTAGCCTGATGCCGTCCACCGAGACCCCGGCCACCTGGTCGGGGTCTTAGGGCACGTTTACACGGGAGGGCATCATGAGGCGGGTATGGCGGAAGACCGGGATCACCCTCGCGAACATCGCGGCGGTCCGGCTGGAGAACAAGCGGCGGAGGCAGAACATCCGGCGGCACCTCTCGCGGCGCGCGGAGGTCAAGGAGCTGAAGCGGCAGAAGATCTTGTACTGAAACGCAGAAGGGCCCGGCCGAAGCCGGGCCACTTCCCCAAGGAGTGCTGACGATCCCCATCGGCAAGCACGTGACCACAGAATAGCAGGTGACGAGATGCTTCAGCTTCGGCCGTATCAGCAGGTCGGCTTGGAGTTCCTACGGGCCAACCCTCGCGCGTTCCTCGCGGACGAGATGGGGCTTGGGAAGTCCGCACAGATGACCCTCGCGGCCGAGGGCCGCACGCTGGTGGTGGCACCCGCGATGGTGCTCGACGGCGGCACGTGGAACGACGAGATCACGAAGTGGGCCCCCGAGCGCTTCGACGACTTCACGCAGGTGGCGTACAGCTCCCTCGTGCAGCGCGACGGCCGGAAGGTGCTCCCCATCGCGAAGCCGGAGTACCGGACGCGGTGGGACACCGTGATCTTGGACGAGGCCCACTACATCAAGGGCCGCAACACCTCGTGGACGAAGGCGCTCCGGCCGATCCTGAAGAAGGCGGGCCGGGTGATCCTCGCGTCCGGGACGCCCATCCCCAACTGGGCACCGGAGCTGTTCGAAGCCCTGTGCGCGATGTACCCGGAGAAGGCGAAGCCGGGCGGGGAGCTGGGGAGCTACTGGCGGTGGGCCGCGACGTGGTTCGACACCACCCCGGACAAGATCTACATCCGGGGTGTGGAGAAGGAGATCAAGAAGGTCGGGGACCTGCTCGCGTGCAAGCCGGAGTGCGCCGGTCGGCCGCCGCTCGACCCGTGTGAGCACCACCGGGAGTTCTTCCGGGCCAACCTCGGTGACCGGTTCCTGATGCGGCTCCGCGACGACGTGCTGACGGACCTCCCGCCGCTCACGATCGAGCGTGTAAACACCCCCATGACGAAGAAGCAGCAGAAGGCGTACGACGCCATGCGGGACACCTACCTCGCGGAGATGGGGGACGGCGCCCTTCGGGTGGCGTGGTCGTCGTCGGCCCGGCACGTCATGCTCGACAAGCTCGCGAGCGGTCTCGGGATTCTCGACGAGTCCGGCGACCCCCTCGCGGAGTCGGGGAAGCTACAACGGCTCGCCTACGACCTCGGGGAGCGTACCCGGCCCACGCTGGTCGTGGCGCACTTCCGGCGGTCCGTGGAGGCCGCCCACGCCGTGGCGGAGAAGGCCGGTCTGCGGTCCGCGTTCGTCCACGGCGGCATCGGCCGGGCGGCGCGCGGGCAGATCGTGGCCGACTTCAAGGCCGGGAAGCTGGACGTCCTGTGCGGCTCTCTCGACACCGTGGCGGAGGGGCTGACGCTCACCGTGGCGGACATGGTGATCTTCTTGGAGACGTCGTTCAAGCCCTCGCGCAACCAGCAGGCCATGCGCCGGATTCACCGGATCGGGCAGGACCGGCCGTGCACGGCGCTCGACTACTGCACTCCCGACTCGATCGACTCCGGCAAGCGGGAGCTTGTGGCGGCCAAGACGGATCACCAGATCCGGATCTTGACCGAGTCGCAGATGGCGCAGTACATCTGACCAGCAAGAATCACGGGCCGCGAGGTGTAGACCTCGCGGTTCTGTGGTACTATAGATTTACAACCAAGGAGGAACGGTGAAGAACCCCATCTGGCAGGACAACGGCGCGTGCATCGACGAGCCCGTGGAGCTGTTCTTTCCCATCGGCGAGACCGGCGCCTACGCCGTACAGGCTGAGGTGGCCAAGCAGATCTGCGCCCGGTGCCCGGTCTATCTGGAGTGCCTGCGTACGGCCCTCATGAACAACGAGGCAGGCATCTGGGGCGGGATGACGGAGCGCGAGCGCCGGAACCTGAAGAACAAGGCCACCACGGCGCAGTACGCCACCGTGGACGCGCTCGACGAGCTGCTGACGGTCACCCTGCCCGCGTGCGAGCGTTGCGGCGCACACCGCAAGGAGAAGGCAGACGGCATGTGTGCTACGTGCGTCACCGAGACGAAGAAGGAGAAGACGAATGCCGAAGCTGTCCCCGCGTAAGGAGACACCGGCGAAGCGGAAGACGAATCTCGAAACCCTTCGCGCGAAGCCGTTCGTCTTCCCGCGCGCGAGCGACGACGACATCACGGTCTTGTCCGTCGACCCCGGCACCACACACGTAGGTATCACTGTGGGGTGCCGGGACACGGAACGCGAGCACGGCTGGCGCGTCTACTGCGTGGCCGAGATGCTGC